GTCATTATCAACTGTTTTACCTTTGGCTTCCATTTCCATTTTTCCAACATAGCGTTTTTCTTCTTTGTCCCAAACTGGAGTGTCACCTTTAACAATAATCTCAAGGTATTCATAACCTCTAACACTATAAACATCTTCCCATGTTCTTGTGTCACTAGTCCATTCTTTTACTCTTTCAGCATCAGAACTTAATGGAGTTGCATTTAATGGATAAGTTATTGCTTGAACTGCTGGTATTTTGTTTGAATCTCTAGCAATTTCAATATTCAAATCTCTACCAGTTTCAACATCTGTAATATCATGCCCAACAGCTATAATAGCTTTCATGATTTTATCATACGTTCCTTGTTTTCTGTAGTCATGATTAAATCTCCAGAATTTAACACCTTCATGTTCTTTTTCTCTGTCGATAATTTTTACAACATACATTTGTCTAGCTGAATATTGTTTTGCCAATTCTTTGTCTTCTTCACGACCTGTTGCTAATAAAGCTTCTCGTGCTTGGCAGAACGGGCAATCCTCACCCATTTCGTGTTTGATACATGGGAATGTTTTCCATTCTCCATTAATTTTCTTTTTGTGACCATACATTATTGTAAATGGGGTCTTTTTACCATCGGCTGGTGGAAGAATTCTAATTCTCTTAGTAGCCTCATTAACTCCAGTTGCTAACTGTGTGTTAAAGTAGTTTTTCAAATCATACGTTTTTTGAGAACCGTTATCTCGTTTTCCATTGTGCGATGACTCATACTGCTTCATCATTTCTTCAAAGATACTCATAAAATTTAATTTATATTTATTGATTATTATACAATTCCATAGTGACTAAATATAGTCATAAAACCTAGTAAAGTAAAGGGGTTTAAGTTTTTTTTCGATAATAAAATGCAATTAATTTGTTAAACATTTTTACAAATATACGACACTTTTTTAATGTGTGCAACTTTTTTTAAAATTAAATAATTATTTTTTTTATTAGACAAAAAAAACAGGGCGTAAATACCCTGTTTTAATTATGTTTGTAATAAAATTAATCTATTTCTTCTTCATCAAAACTATCTTCAATGCTTGATTCACTATATGAATCATCAACATCTTGTTGTGTTAAAACATATTCAGTTGGTTCTTTAGGTTCAGCACCAGTATCATATCTGTCACCCTTTTCAGCCCAAAAATCACTAAGCTTAATATTATAAGGGAAAGAATCTAATGAACGCATCTCTAATTTTTCAGTAGGCGTTGGGTTTCTTCTTTCTATCTCTTTTTCTAAATCTTCAATTTTTGTAGATATTGCAGACATTGATTGTAATTGATTTTCCAATTTATCAACCATACCCATTAATTGTTCTATTTTAGAATTTGCAGAATCAGCTGAAGCTTTTGCTGCCTCTGAACCTTTAACCAATTCTGTAACATCTAATTCTATTTCATCACCACCTTCTGGAGCTGGTTCTGGTGTTACATCAACTTCTGGTGCTGCATCAACAGCTGGTTCTTCAGTCGCATCAATATTAATGTCTTCACCACCTTCTGGTGCAACATCTGGTTGGTCTTCAACTCCTAATTCTTTTTCTATATCAGCAGCATCTTTTTCTAATTCATCTTCTTCAGCTTCGCCGATATCACCATAAATGACTTTATTTAAATCTTGTGGATTTTCACCACCTCTTTCATCTATGACTGGGAAATTTTCAGAAACTTTTTGTTTACCAGCATAATAATCATAATCGGTTAACATTTTGAATCTTTTCAATTCCTCATTTAACAATTCTTTGTTTTGTAATTTTTTCATATTTTTTGATTCATTTACACTAGTATCCATACCTGTTTGTGATAATTTTAAATCAGTTAACATATCACTTAATTGCATAGGATTTAATAAATTTAATTTAGACATTAAAATATCCATATCACCAAAATCACTATCTAATATATTGTATCTATTTTTTAATTTATCAAATAGATAACCATATAATTTAAAATCACTTTTAAAACCTGATTTTTTAGAATTATTGTATTTATTGTATAAACCAACAATACTATCTAATATTTCAGCTTTTAATGTTAATGGATTATTTTTTTCACCTTTAAATAGTCTATCCATAATTAGAATAATAATTGTCTTCCGTCTTCAGTTATTATTTTTTTGTTGATTCTCTCAACTAAACTTTTATCTGTTTTAATAATACACCCATCCTCATTACAATCCATGTTTTGATTTTGGTTTTCATTAGTTAAAAACGCATCAAGGTTTTTTTCTAACGCATTTTTTTTCTTGTCATTATTTTCCATAACCTAAGTATTTTTATAATAAATATCTGATTTTATTATAAAATTCGTTTTATCTGGGTAATACTTAAATTATTATTTTTTATCAATAATAATTTATTTTGATAATCTGACCAGTTTATTTTTACGGTTTTATAATCTAGATTTCCAGCACTATCATAGTTTATAGTGTCGATTAATTTATTCAACGCATTTATACTATAAATAGCATCACCTTTTTTGTGTATAATTGTTGCGTTAGGAAATTCTTTTTTAAAGTTTAATTTGTCACCTTCTTTTATATTAATTTTATAGGTAACCATAATCTTATTTGGTTCCTCAATGTCATATAAAAAAACTGATGTTTTTGATATGTTAAACTTTTTATCAAGATAGTTTAAAAACCATTCTAACCTATCTCTGAATATAAATGATGCTAATAATATTGTTCTACTCATGCTCTATAGAATACAAATAAGGAATATACTTAACCTCATTGTTAAGCACATCTATTATGTCCTTGTATTCTATAAGTATTTCTTCGTTTTCTAAAAAAACAGTAAAGTAAGATATTATTTTATTTAAGGTTTCATCAACATTATAACCAACATAATCAACAAGTTTAATATCTATACCATAAATGGTGTTTTCACCATAAATATAAAGCATATTCTTATATTTATAGCCCACAACTTTTTTTAATTTTTTTATAAATTTAAACGTATTTTTTAGTTCAGTTTCTGAGTAACTTATTAAGTCTATAAATTTGTAATCAATATTCTTTATTAGTTTACCATAACTATAGATTATGAAGTTATATAAATCTTCTTCAAATATATCTCTCCTTTCGGTTTTTTTGAATGTCCAAAATATTTCTTCTGATAATTTTTTATCAACAAAGTCAGCATCTGGATTTATTGTTTTAACAATATCCCAACCTATTACCAATGTTGGTAAACCTTGGACTATTTCATCCAAGGTTCCAACCACATTAAAGTATTTATCAATGTTAATATTACTATTTGTAACTATATTCGCAACAATCATATTGCAAATATACTAAATAAAATTAATTATACCCAATTAATCATAGGTTCATCAACATTAAAATTAACACCAAATTGTTTTAATGTAACAGCAACGTTTACTAAATACATCGCTGGGTTATTATTATCACCCCATGTAACAAAAGAACCAATAATGTATTGTCTTAATGATGGATTACCGCTAGTGTAATCATATGGTCCAGTTTCGTTATATTTAACTCCAGCGTTTTTTAATGCTTTATTAACTTCTTCAGAATAACAATGTATTAATTTATTTGATGATGTTGCTTTTGCTTTTTTCTTAATATCGTCAACGTATGTAGCAAAAGCTGACCAACCAGCTTCCCATGATGAATATGTTTTAAATCCTCCACTACCTTTAATATTTCCTGGGTTATGTTTACTTGGTGCACTACCAAATCCTTCAGCAAACCCTTGTGCTATCATATTGGAACCCTTTACCAGCTGGTATTGATGGGCATCCAGCTTCACTACCATCACCAGTTTTAACATAAACATATGAACAATCTGTATATACTGCTTCAGTACCATCTGGTGTTTTTGGGTTTTTAACAATACTAGTATTTACTGGGTCAGGTGTTTCCATTTTATACCCATAAACATTCGGATGTTCATTAACTATTGATTTTGAACATGTCCCATGATATTCAAAATGCCAATGTTCTTGTAGCCCACTTTCATCTCTTAAATTGTATGGTGATAACCAACCATATTTATAAGCATTATCATAAAACCATTTAATACCTGGGTTTCTAGTAAATTTAAAATCTTCTGGTGAACTACCATTTACAGTATCATTATCAACTAATTCACCACCATTATTGACAAATTGGAAATCCACAGCAATACCCCAACCATGATTTGATGAACCTGGTGTTGCAGCAGTTTTTGGTTGTTGATTTTTTAATTCTTCTTGCTTCTCAATAGTTCTAAACCCAGAAACAATATAAATATAATATTTACCATCTTTAGGTGTTACCTTTTCAGCTGTTCTAGCTTTAACATAATCAGCTAACATAGCTTTTAATGCGTCATTTGCTTCTTTTATAAGTCTAGGGTCTTCACATGAAATTTTAACACCTGTAACTGAAGAAATATTAACAAGTTGTATATTACCATTATCAAGATTACCATTAGTATTACCATTATCAACAATAGTTTTAATAATTGGTGAGTAGTAACCTTCCATTTGTGCTCTAGAACTAACTTGTGCAAATCCTTGACTATTTCTAACAATGTTAAGGTACATTGTTTCCTCTTTCATTAATGGTGTTTTTGCTTTTTTAACCCTATTACCTTTAATGTTTGTTGTCATATGGTTAGGTCTAATACTATGATTAACCTTGTATATTAAATAAGCACCTCTAAACATTGGTATATTATTTAATTGGAAATACATCATAGGTTGAATCATTGGGTTCCCTAACATTTCAACTTCAGCACTATATGACCTAGTTTTATATACGTTAAACAAGTTATTACCAGCATATGATGATTTACTTTTATCACCACCTTGTGATAATGATTCAATAATTTGTAATGATTCCATAGTTTCAGCAAATTCTCGCTGGTCTAATTTAATACTTCTAAAATAGTTTTGATTTTGTTGACCATAATTTACAGCAAAAACTGGAACCATTAAATCACCATTTGCCTCAACATATGGGTCATTAAAGTCAGCAGTTTGTTCATCAAATTCAAAATTACCACTACTATCAATGTTTAGTGATAAACCATCATCTGGATATACCGAATCAACACCTAAATCTAAGTTTACTGATGTTTGACCAACATAAACACAAACAAATGAAGGTCCAGAACTTTCATAACCTTTTATATCATTATATGAATATGGTGTAAATACTTCCTTAAGTTCATCTAAATTATTAAAATTAACAAATGATGGTAATGGTATGAAGTTAAAGTTATTATCAACCAATATTTTATTTATAACATCAAATAAACTTTGGTTGTAATTAAACCTAATTAATTCAACAACACCCTCAATATTTAAAAAGAATTTATCCCCAATATCAGCTAATGACCTATCAACAAATCTAAATGTATCAATTAAACTAGGTTCAGTGGCGGTGGTTCTATATTTTTTTGCAAGACTTAAATCTTTTTGATTTATAGCGTTATTACCACATTGCACAAATACATTTTGTGTTTTTGTACCATTTAACCATTTATCATTAATTGATGATAATGTTCTGTAAATCATCAATTTTATTTCATTATCATCAGTTGTGCCAAATACTTCTTGTTGTATTTGGTCATCCTCATCTGGAATTACTTCAGTTTGATATGTTTTATTTAATGCTAATAATCTAGTGTAAAAACCAGTTAAATATTCTTCGTATAATTTAACATTTGTTCTAATTGATGTGTATCTTTTTCCTGGATTTTCAGTATCTAAATGTACGTGATGCCACTGTGATGGTGCACCATTAGCTAATATAACTGGTTGTGTTAATAATCCAACAAGGTTATTCATTATTGGTGTTGCTTGTTTTAATACTAAATTAACTTGATATACATCTGGATTGGCGTAACTAAGCGTAAATTCAATATTTTCACCACCAGTTATCAACGCATAATTATCAGCAACATTTTTTGGTACACCTCTATCAATAATTGATTTTTTATTAGATTTTTTAAATTCTGGACGACCTGTGTCTTCACTAAGTAATTTTATAGAATTTGTTAATTGTTTATATTCTTTGAAATCAGTGGCACCTCTATCAAATCCTTTCCAAATTTCAAGTTCTTGTTGGATATACCCAAAACCTGTTGATGAGTCATTAACCCAATCTGTAAAATATTTAATAAATTGTCTCTGTATTTCAACTGGTAAGAAAATTAAACTTTTATCTAATGGGGTATAATTGTTTCCACTAGTTCCACTTTCTTTATTTACTCCAGTACCAAAACACATGCCCCATGGGTTTGATAATGACCCATAAGTAGTAGTCGCATCGGCATTTGAAACATATATGTATTCATCAGCTCTAGGGAATCTATAATAATCATCATCAAAATCATTTGTACTAGAATATAGATTGTCTGGGTCTTGTTGGTTATTATATGTGGCACCGTAAAAATCACCATAAAATATAATATCATCGGTCATATCATCAGTAGTAACACCGTTATTTTTAACACCTCCGTATCTAAATCTATATAACATACCACCAATAAAAAGAACCCAAGCTTTAGGTGCATTAATAAATGCACTATTCCCTTTGAATAAACCTTTTATTGTGTGTAAATTATTATCTTTATCATCAGCTAAATTATAAGTCCAATCCGAATAATTATCAAATGCCATAAATTGTTGTATGTCCAGACCATTACCAGATGCTGTTTTAACACCTTTCCATGCTGCAATACTATGTAAGAATAATATAGCTTTAGCTGCTTTTGAAACCATAACTCCACCAACAATTTTTTTATCATGTTGTTGATTATACAAAGTTGAACCAAATAATGAAATGGTTGTATTACCCGCATTTTCATCATCATCATCATATACAGTACCAAATTCAATAAATGGTATATAAACATTTGTGTTATTAGCTATTTTTTCATTTAATAAAAATTGCTGATTACCATATTGATGTTTTTTAACCCATGGGTCTCTAATTATTCTAAGACTAGTATTTGATGCACCTGGTAACCCACCTACTATTAAGTTATTAAGACCTAAATAAGTTCTATAAACATAATAATCACCATCCTCATATAATGTGGAATTTGGACTTTGTACTTTAGTATCATTATCATCTAAATATAATGATAAATAAGTACCAACACCAGGAATTGAATTATTACCACCATTGTCGTTAACATACGCATAAAAAGTTAAAAGACTACTATAAGTAGCACCGTCAGCTAAATTATTAGCTTTAAATTCACCAATATATTTATTACCATAATCTGGTGCAAAACCATCTGAATCTAAATTCATTTTAGAAAATTCAGTCCATGTATAATTACCAGTAGTTGTATTTGTAAACTCTAAATGAGCTTTATAATCTGATAATTTATTTGGATTTATTATGGCTGGATATATTTGCTTAGCAAATAGTGGTTTTCCACTAGTCACATCATTAATTAGTGATGCTATATCTGAACCAAATGAAGGTTTCATTGATGCTGATGCATATTCATCAGCTTCAATTATCCTAAATGAATCTGAACCATCATAATTATAATATCTTATATCATAATATGTACCACCCTTTTTCCATCTAGTTGTAGTATCTCTACCATCAACATCCCAACCATAAGCAAATGCACTTATATTATCGTTTTGTTTTGGGCTTACATATACCATATCACCTTTACCAGCACCTAATGTTGCGGGTGCTTTAAATTTACCATTTTCATCATATAAAAATGAACCAGCAAAATCTTTATTAACTGGTAAATATGGTAAATTTAATCCAGATTTATTATAAAATAAAGCATAATTAACTTGGTATACATATAAATAATAATCTTCATCGGTTTTAGCCCCCCAACTACCACTATCTAATGTTTTAGCACTACCATTTTTATCAGTTAATACTAATATTGGTTTTGCTATACCTCTTTCATATGGTGCATTATATATTTCTTTTGAACCAACAATACCATTATTTAATATAGTTTCTTTAACATAATCAGCAACTGTTTTATTTGAGTCTGGTGCAACTAATGATGCTAAACCTTGACCGTTTTTACCATTTCTTTTACATGTTGCTATAAAATTTTCAGCTTCTAATTGACCATGTATATTAACTATTTTACTTGATATTTTATTATTAAATGCACCTATTGATGTTAATAAAAATCCCCTCATTAAAACCAATCTAAGTACAGAATCTTTGTGATTATCACTAATAACTGGTTCAGTATATGGATTTTCAGTCATATTTGGTGTTATTGGTGTATCTATTGTTGTAACTGGATACCATGGATTTTGAACAACCAAAGGGTTTGCGTCAATATCAGTACCAGCTGCTAATACATCCAAATCTTTATCAAATTTAGCAACCTCCATTAATCTGGTCATCATTTCTTCAGTAAAAACAACTTCATCAATATTTTGTGGTATTATTGCTGTTTCGGTACCTAAATAAGTTTCTTCAAAACCAGATTCACCATTTTTTTGTTTTCTATATTCTGGCCATGGGTAGATAGTGCTATTATTAACTTCTACCTCATTAACATTTACGTTTCCAGATATTTTTTTAAATTCAGTAGCTCTTTTACCAGTTTTATCTGTTTGCGCCTCTACTGATACATCTCTTAAAACTTCTAAAAATACTTCACTATTAACAGTTAATACTCTGAAAATATTTCTAATGCTTGGACTAAAACCAATTACACTTTCAGCTTCAGCTATTAATTTTTTACCAAATTCTGTTGTACTTTCTTCTTTGTTTTTATTTAATTTAGATGTTGTTAAATCAATATTATAATACATTCTTTTAAGATTGTATATATCCATATTTGTATCATCGGGTATTGATGATGGTAATGTACCTATCTTATCTAATAAATCTTTAACATAACCTTTACCAGTATCAGTACTTGTATACTTATTACCAGATTTATTAATAACTGTGGCTACTGGGTCGCCATCCTTTAATTCTTTTTTTAATATACCTTCAATTGTAACAATATCTGTTATCTGATTATCATCGAATTTTAAATCATTATCAAGAATTTTAGCATTTATAGATGCCGCTAAAGTTTTAATAGTATTAATGGATTCACTTATTGTTGTTTTGATTCTATCTCTTTCAGATATTGGTACTACCAATGCTTGACCATCATCTGACCTAAAATAATTATTAGGTGTTGTTCCATCATATATTGCTAAACTAAGTTTATCAACTTCGCTTCTCATTTCTGATATTGATGTATCCAACTCATCATATGTTGCTAATTGACTTGCTGTATTATCAGTTTCTTCCATCTTTTTAAGATTATTAACCAGTGTTGCAAATCTTAAAATTAAATCATCAATTGATATTATTAAATGTGAATTGTCACCATAATCATCTTTTTTAGATTGTAATTTAGCTTGTCCTCTATCTGTTCTAACTGCTGCTCTAACTAAACCTAACAATAAGTCAACTAATAAAGCATATGTATATCCAATAAATTCTGCTTGAATTTCAAAATTCCCAGTATTAGAGTTAAATGAAGCATTCCATCTTAACATGTGTAAACAGTAACTAACTGTTTTACCATAGAAACCTTTAATGTTTAATTTAAATATAGGATACGGTAATTCAAAAAACATTCTATATTTTGATAAATTACCTTGTGCTAATATAGCATTACCTCTAACGTCTATAAATTTAATTTTAATAACTGGAGTGTATGATGAATTAAATTCAACATCAATACTTTCAATACCCAAACTTTCAAAATCATCAGTTTGTTGTTGCGGATTCATAACTTCTAAAGCTATAGCTTCAGTGTACCTAGTTGTAAGTGATTTTTGTGGCTCACTACCAACTGTACTACCCTCAATAAAATTAACAGCAGCATTAGCTCCGACTGTATTTTTTGTTTCAGTACCAGAGTATATAATACTCCTACCTTTCCTTTCAGCTGTAAACTCAACTTTAATTGAAAGGTCCTCTAATGGTACCATTTGATTGTTAGACATATTTGGGTCTAACCATATAACTCTACTTCCTTCAGCCGCCATATTAACCGTATAATTGTTTGTATCTATTAACTTCTTGTATGTATCTTTCTATTGCGGAATCGAATGGATATGGTATTCTAATTGTATCACCATTTTTAATATCAAACTCAAGACCGCCGTATTGTGGATTACATAACATTATTAAGAACCCATGATATGGATTATTATAATAAGTTTGACTCAATTTGTCAAGTCTTGTTTTACCAGTTTCATAAACAACACTTTTATCTGTTGGTGAAATTGGTATAGTTATGAATGGTAGAGGTGTATATCCACCATTCATTCTAAATTTTTCATATCTATCAAAATATATTGCCATAATTATTTTAGTTTATTAATTAGTTGTAACCGCATCTGGGTAGTAAAATGTACCATCAATAACACTTATAACTGCTTTAGCTATAACAACTGATGCATGTGACACACTTAATTGGTATACTCCATTAGGTATATCTAAAACATATTCATTAGATATTTTTGTACCAACTTGGTATCCTTTATAAACTAAGGAAGTTATACCTTTATTATCAACATCATCATAATTAACTATCTCTTCATATAAAAAGTTGTTATCTATAATTTTAAAAGTAACCAAATCAGGTACTGGTATACCTTCAATTCTTATTTTTACACCTTGGTCAGTATAAGATTTAACAAGAGATTCATCAACAATACCAGATATAATATTTTTACTATCCATTTTAACTATAATATTGTTATAGGTTGATGAAAGAGGTAAAATAGTTTTAGATACCTTTATAAAATTAATTGATGTTAATTCTGGACCGTTTTCGGTTTGTGTATTTTCAGTATTTACAGCTTCATTTTGTTTTTCTTGGTCAATTGTAGGGTCAACTAATGAACTAGCACCTGGTAAATTTGCTGCTGTTAAACTTGTTGCGTTGCTATCTTTACTTGAAATATAAGTACCATCATATATGCTACCAAGCATTGCTCTATCTGATTTATCAGTATATAATTCAGTATTTGCAAAATAATTGTAAGATAACGCATTTTGCAATTTAGATATTGGTCCATTTAAACTTGAACCTCCGATAAATGAGAATGACATATTAACATTACATATCATTGGTTGAACACCAACACCTTCTGGGTTTAAATCCCAAACCAATGGTTCAAAGTCAAACGTTACGTTATCAATAATAATTTTTGTGTTATAAAAATCACCAATTCTTAATATACAAACAGGTGGTCTACCAAATGCCAAATTACTTGGGTTATTGTTATCAACAACACCATGGGTTCTACCTTGTCTCATACATTGTTGTAAGAATGTTAATCTAGCATTAAAACCTTCTGGGGTTGTTGAGTGAAAGGCTGGTTGGAAATATTTTATTTTTTCTTTTATCCTATCATAAACAACTTTACTAGTTTGTTCTAATCTTTCGAAATAATCACATTCTGTCATTAATCTACTTTTAACAGCTGATGGTATATTAGGTATTGTTCCAGCATTATCTATAACTTCTTGCTCTTTTGCCCTAAGATTTGGGTCATCAACAAATCTAACAGATACATATCTGTTTCTTTTACAACCATATTCATCATTTAATGATACTAAATAATTTTCATCATCATAACTTTCACTTGGTTTTGGACAAGATACTTTTTTACCGCCCTCAGTTACCTCAACAGCACCTTCAGCTACAACTTTAGTTCTACCTTTAAATGTTTCATCTAAAACATTATCTTTTAAATATTTTTCAACCCATTTAGCTCTTAAATCTGATAATTTGTTATTTCTATCATTACCAAATGTACCAACTGATCACCCAACACAACATTTTTATAACTTTTTGTTGTACCAGTACCATTAAGACCGAAATCAGTTCTATCTGGTTGTAATCTACCATTTGATTCTCCAACTTGTCCTGGAGGTGTATTTTTACTACATTTAACGGATGACCATTGTTGTTTACCACCAGATTCAAATTGATAGCACATTTCTCTATAATCACCTATACCAAATCCTTCACCACTAAGATTTGTTTTTCTATCAATATAACAAGGTTCTAGTTGTCCTTCATCATTTAAATCGAATATATATACTTTATTTGTATTTTCAGCAGCAATTGTAGTAACTAATGTTTCATCAGCTGAAAAAGCATTAGTTTTTTCATATGTACTTGTAGTGGGTACTAATATAACACCCTCACCAGCATCTAAATTCATCATTAATTTACCGTCTGATATATCATAAACAGACATAAGATTATAAATGCCACTATGTTGTGCGATATTATCAAACGATACGTTATTTACAAAATATTTTAAACCAATTGGTGAGAAACCATTTTTACCAATATTAGTTGTATATAATAATTTTCCAGTTGTTGCGTCAAAAACCTTAAGATTTTCGTTATCTTCTTCATTTGCTAATATTTTGGTATAATCTAATGAATATTGTTTATCCACAAGAACACTTTCACCAAACCCATTAAGGCTAAATAATTTTTTACCACCATTTTCACTATAATCATAAACATCATTATGTGTTATAGAACCATCCCCATAATTTGAAATAATAATTTGATTAGCATTTTTATTTAATACCGAATTAAAATTGAGTAGAGTAGTTGGATAACTAGTTTTTATTATATTTATAAATTTATTAGTGTTTGCTGGATTTGATTTAGTAGAATCTAAATCCCAAAATATTACATATTTACCTTCAGATGAACTAACAAGACCATTTTGCCCATATGGTGAAATCGAAGTTATTTCTTTACCATCTATTAAAGTATTATCCAATAATAGATTACCATCTATATAACTAGTATCACCAGCTTTATTTATATCATAAACATATATCCTAGTTTTCTCTTCATTATAAATAATAAACACCTTATCATTACTACAATCATAGTTATGAATTGTTCTATCATCTGGTAATGAAAAGTATTTTTTTTGACTAAAAGAACCGTTTGAGTAATCTATAAATATACAATCATATGGTGCTGATGTTCCTTGAAATAATATAAGCGTTTTATATTCTTGGTTAAACCACTTAATATATTCAGGTCCAAGTTCAATTTGTGAATTCTTTTCACCAGTTTTTGTATTATATATAACAAAACCAGCATTTACACCAACACTATATTGAACAAATGTGAACGTTTCATTTGTTGATGATAGGAATGTATAAGCCTTAGATATAGTGTTAACAGTGTTACCAGCCAAATCTTTAACTTCAATTGTCACTTTTGGTTTTAATGTTTTAACGGAATCACACTTACCATCTTCGTATTTTTCATAAATACCTTCAAGTTGATATACATCATTTGGGAAAAATACATTAAATTGTGGTGGAACCGTTGCTGGTTCGACCTTCTTTTCAATTGGTTTTGGTCTTTGTTTATCAATCTCTGCTTTTTCATTACCAGTCATGAATGGTTCCAATTGAACACACCCAGCAAAAAATGAAGCCAAATAATCATCATTAACTGAACTATCTGGTTGGTCTTTTAATACATTAAGGTAATTAGGGTGGTCAATAATTATTTTCCAACTTAAATTACCAGTTCTTTCTGTATTATTGTAAGTATACATAGGTTCACCTCTACCTATGAAATTATGTTTTTCCCAGTTTGCTGAAGTTGATTCACTAAATGATATATCATATGGTGGGAACCACATGATTCTACCTTTCTTACCACTAGTTATATCTCCAGGACCAATTTCACAATCTATTAAATTTAATAAATCATCATTCCAAGCTAAGTTCTCAATAGAGAACATATATTTTTTTACATTATTCTTATTGTATGGTGATACTTTAACAAATCCTTGATAATCTAATACTGACCCAAAAACATCACCTCTATATATACTTTGTTTGCCTTCTTCACCATATGCGGCTTGACCGTATAATCCTCTATGTTTTTGTAAATCCAATACTTGTGCATATCTATCATATGTTGTCCATGTTCTACAGAATACATTCTCTGGTCCATTATCGATACCATTAAGCGCTTCTTCACTCATAACACCACTACCTTTTGAAGAATATGAACCAGTTCTAGATACTGCTGAATTAATTTGTGATTTACCGTCTTCTTTAATACCATGACCAGATACTAAAGTTCTCATTTTACCACTATTAAATAATTTCTCAGTTTTACTTAATAGTGTTTTATTTCTTTTTGTTTCAGAACCTGTAAACAACGTATTATTATCACCACCAATTTTTTCCTTTCCGTCTTTATTGGAATTATTATCATTCCAACCAAAAGAATCATAGTATTTAATTTTACCTTCTTTAGATGATGTATGTGTAAATTGCTCTACATTTGATTTATTATCTATACCACTAGTACCTAAATCCCAACCATCATCCGATATTTGTTTACTTCTTTCGTAGTTACCAGATGTTACTGGACTATTCGCTTCACCATTTAAAAAGTCTATAATTGTTCCTTCATTACCTTCTCTAGTGTACAACCTCCAATTAACACCAGCATCTGTATCTTCACCCACAGCTCTTTTGCCATCTGTGAATCCAGCTGAATATCCTTGTCTAAGTGTTGTTTGATTTGGTATTTTTGGTACATTTAAGTTATTGTTCATGTGGGCAATTAATTGCCTAACTTGACCATTACCACTATTTCTAAGCATTAAATTAGCTCTTTCAATGTTACCCATTGCTAGATAATCTAATTTATTACCAAATGTGAATATACTAGTTTGTAATAAACTAAGTGGTGATTGAACACCTAATATGTTTGCTGTAAAATTTAAAACTTTACCAATACCACCAACTGGTGTTGTAATTTGATAATTTTGAACAAAAAAAGGGTCACCTTGAATTAATGTTAAAGGATTTAAATTAATTTGACCTAATGTTTCTTGTTGTAAATTAAATGCGGAATTATAACCAATATGTGCCAATAACTGTTGACCACCAATAACACCTATTTGTGTATCATTGATAACTCCAGTTGCACCTAATACCCTACCTAATAATGTTGCTCTAATATCATCATTTGGTAACACACCTACTTTGGTTTTACCATTTAAATCACTTAAACTTGGAAATTGAACATCAAACCCAACACCTTGACCATTGAACAAACCAGATAATAAATCAGCAGCTTGTGTACTAGGTCCACCAACATTTAAATTATTATTTTCATCAAGATATGAATTTAAATTTTGATAAATTAAATTTACTTGAGTATTTAAATTAATAACTTCTTGTTTTGGTACATCAACATAAAAATTCTTTATTGTTAATTCTTCCCTAATTTCACTACTGTTTGTTGATACATTGGTGTAATCAATGAATTGACCATTTAATAAAT